AGACTTGAAGCTGGTTTGAACACCAGCGAATTCAGATTATCAATTTACAGCTTTATAGTCTACTAGTATCTTATAGTAATGAAGGAATATATCTTTAAAGCTCCTCTCTGGTACAGATTATCGAAGTCCAGTACTGGGAAGAAGTATCATCTTAATTTGAATAACTATCATAACTGGCACTTCTCTACTCGTAACAATCTGAAGATTAGATACCAGCTAGATATGAAGGAACAACTCGAGGGATACTGTTTCGGGTCACAAATTGACCTGAAAATGAAGCTTATTCGGGGTGACAATCGGAGAGTCGATAGAGCTAACGTGTTGTGTTTACATGAGAAGTTCTTTTGTGATGCAATGGTTCAACATGGATGTATCGAAGATGATAGTGATAAGTTTATAAGGAGTAGCTACTATTGTAGTGGTGAAGTTAATAAAGAGGATCCGCACGTTGAGATCCGAGTACTTGTAATTGATCAGAATCTAGGAGAAGATTAAGACTATGAGCGATAAAAATCCTACACCTAAAAAAAGAGGACCAGGTAATCCTACGAAGTATAAGAAGGATCATTGCAAGGTCTTAGTTGAAAAGATGTCTGAAGGCTTTAGCTATGAAGCTATTGCTGGATTTATCGGAGTATGTAGAGATACCTTATATGAATGGGAAAAGCATCACCCTGAATGGGTGGAAGCTAAGAAGCTAGGCTTCTCTAGATCTCAAACCTTTTGGGAAAGAATAGGGCTCGAGGGAATTTATATGGGTGGTAAAGATGCTCCCTTCCAGCCTTCGATGTGGATATTTAATATGAAGAACAGATTCAAGTGGACCGACAGAGTAGAGCAGAAGGTGGACCAGAAAGTATCCCTGGAAAGTTTAGTCGGCGGCTCATTCGATGATGAAGATACTAAGAAGGTAGACAGTGAGTGAATTAAAATTAGTAGGACATACGCATAAGGATGGGAAGACTAAGTTTATTACAGACTTTGAAGCTTGGAAGATTGATATTGATAATCCTTTCGTGACAGCTAAAGAAGCCTGGGATTACAAGCATAAGGAAGTAGAAGAGTATAAGGTACGAGTCCTTGGAGCTGCTTCACTTATTAAGAAGCTTAAGAAAGAGCTCGAAGATCTACATGATTTCACCCAGGAACAACTAGCTATTAATAACAAACTCGAGACTGAGCTCTTCCAGCTCAAGCAAGAGGCCAATGGAGATACTGTACTTGAAGGATGAATTGATTTGCATATTGAATGACTTTATTCTAATAGCTGTATTTGTAGGATCCTTTAACCTACTGATAAAGGTATTATTCAATGAGCGATAAAGACATAATGCTACCTGAGTCGGTAGGATCTACGAGTATTACCCAAGTCACAGGTACTAAGACAGATAATAAGTTCCTAATAGACATGGCCAGCGGTGGTATTACTTCTACCGTAAATACAACTACTACTCCCCTCAGTTCAGGAGCTACTTATACAGGTACAGGAGAGCAAAACAATTTTGCTCAAGTCGGAGTTATGGTTAAAACCGATAACAGTGGAACTATGTTCTTTGATTTCTCTTCTGATGGAGTTAATTGGGATAGTACCTTTCCAGTAGCAGGCTTCAATGTAACAGCAAATGTACCTGAGTTCCACACAGCTATTAAATTAGGAAGATACTTTAGAGTCAGGTTTGTAAATGATACAGGTGCTCAAACCTATATGAGATTGACAACCTATTACGGTAATAACTTTGGTCCATCTTCTCATCCTTTAAATCAGTCAATCGGTATTGATAATGACGCTCAAGTTGTTAGACCTAATGACTTCGCTGATGAAGTTGTAATTGGAAGAAGAACAGGTGTTTCACATTTTAACAAGTTTGGATATAGGACAGGACTCACAGCTTCAGCAGGTGAGCAAACTATCTGGGATACTACTGGTAACTTCCAAGTAATGACTACAGCTAGTACCTTCACAATTACATATACTCCAGCAAGTGATGGATCTACATCTACCGGAGCACGTACTCTGTACTTTGCATATGTAGATGAAAATGGTTTAAAGCAAATTGGATTACATACACTAGGAAGCTCTGGTTCAGATGTTACTAGCTTTAGCGGTCTTGGTATTAATAGATGTGCCGTATCAGTATGTGGTTCTAATCAAACCAATGGAGCAGTAATCACTATAACAGAGACTACAGGTGGAACTACTCAAGCAGTTATCCCAGCAGGTCAAGGTACTACTCAACAATGTATATTCCATACAGATTCAAACAGTGATGCGGTTGCAAAGTATTTATATGTTAATACCAACAAGCTTTCAGGTGGTGGTGCTCCTAGAGTTACCATTAAAGGATATGTATTTAATAGACAGTTTGAAATATACTTTGAAATCTTTCGTATCATCATTGACACTAACTCTGAGAATACTGTGACTATTGAGGATCCTGTAGGGTTCGCTTTATCGCCTACTGATGTACTTTACTTTGTAGCAGATACAGATACTAACAATGCTACCGTCAACCTACGTTTCTCACTAGTGGAATATAAACGTGACTAGACCTTCAGATATAATCAAACACTGGAGAGCTAATCCAGTAGACTTTGTTAAGGATAACTTTGGTGTCACTCCTGATATATGGCAGGAAGAAGCTCTTAATGCTTTCGCTTCGAGGGATCCTGAAAGAATAAGAATCTCATTACAAGCGTGTGCTGGTCCTGGTAAGTCAGCTGTTCTGGCATGGTGTGGATGGAACTTCCTTTCATGTTATGGAGAGAAGGGAGAGCATCCTAAAGGAGCAGCGATATCTGTTACCTGGGATAACCTTAAGGATAACTTGTGGGTAGAGCTTGCTAAGTGGCAAGGACTCTCCAAGTATCTCAGTGCTGCTTTCACATGGACTCAATCAAGGATATTTGCAAATGATCATAAAGAGACTTGGTTCCTATCTGCTAGGTCCTTTCCTAAGTCAGCTGATCCTGAGACTCTTGGTAAAACCCTCTCGGGGATTCACTCAAAGTATGTACTATTCCTTATTGATGAATCAGGGGATATCCCGATCCAAGTCGCCAAGGCATCTGAGCAAGCGGTCGGTGAAACGGTAGCCAGGGGAGGATTCGTTAAGATCCTTCAAGCTGGTAACCCTATCAGTTTAGATGGGATGCTGTATTCAGCATCGAGATCTAAGAACTGGTTTAAGATTAGAATTACTGGAGATCCTGATGATCCGAAGAGATCACCTCGTATTGATGCTGACTGGGCCAGGACTCAGATTGAAGAGTATGGTAAAGATGATCCCTGGGTAGCTTCATACATCTTAGGTAGATTCCCAGAATCATCACTTAATACTCTCCTATCTATCAATGAAGTAGAAGATGCGATGGAGAGGAGTCTATCCCTCGATCAATACTCATACTCTCAGAAGAGACTTGGAGTTGATGTTGCTAGAGGTGGAATGGATTCTACAGTAATCTTCCCACGACAAGGACTGGCAGCTTTTAAATACACAACAATGAGAAACTCTACTGGCCCTGAGATATCAGCTCGAGTCCTACAAGCTAAGGCTAAGTGGGGATCTGAGATGGAATTCGTAGATGACACCGGAGGCTTCGGCTCTTCAGTTATCGACTCAATGCAATTAGCTGGTCACTCTCCTCAAGGTATCCACTTTGCATCTAAAGCACTAGATTCTAGGTATATGAATAGAAGAGCTGAGATGTGGCTCGAGATGGCAGATTGGGTTAAGAAGGGAGGAGCTCTTCCTAAATGTAATCAGTTAAAGAAGGAGCTTACTTCGGTTCAATACTTCCTACATAAAGGAAAGCTTCAGCTTGAAGATAAGGACCAGGTAAAGAAGAGACTAGGATTCTCTCCTGATATTGCCGATGCTCTAGCCCTAACCTTTGCTTTCCCTGATCAACCGGCTCGAGATGAATACGAGTGGTTACGGCAAGATACAGGGAAAATGGTAACAGAGTATAACCCTTTCGATAGGAAGAACTTTTGAATATCCAGGAAGAGAAGGTAAACGAATATCTTAAAGAAATGGTCCCTCTTATGATTGAACATAGGAAGGAGATCAATCTATTCGATAAACCTTTAGATCCTGACTTCGACTCCTACCTAGCTCTAGAGCAAGCAGGATTCTTGAAGAGCTATACCTTAAGAGATGATGGAGAGTTAGTAGGTTATGTGCTTTATCACGTTTACAACCACTTGCATCATAGAGAAGTTAAGGTAGCTCAGATGGACTTAATCTACGTTAAACCAAGCCATAGACTTTCAGGGCTTAAGCTTTTACGCTATACTGAAGAAGCACTAACTAAGGAAGGTGTCTCTTTTATCCTGACAGGTGCTCCAGAAATCAGTAGATTAGGAGGAGTACTTGAAAAGAAGGGATATAAAGTATTTGAGAAGATGTACATCAAGGAGATATAAATGGGTGGAAGTAGTAGCCCTATCAGTAAGGCTGTTAAAAGTGTTAAGAAGAGTGTAAAGAAAGCTGGCGATGTAGCTGGTTTTGTCTTCAATCCTGCAGCTGCAGTAGCTGGAAAGTTATCAGGCCAAGCCACCGGATCTAAAACCTTTGGCAAAGTTGTACAAGGTACAGCGAGTCCAGGATCATTCACATCTGAGACAGCTGGCTCTCTAATGATCGATAAACCAAAACAAATGAAGAAAGAGTTTGAGAAAGCTAAAGCTGATGCTGAGTCTGCTCAAGCTGCTCAATTAAAAAGAATTGAAGGAAGAAGAGCTCAAGAAGGTGCTGAGAAGATGGCAGCAGATGAACTCCTTTCAAGACGAGCAAGACAGCGAAGAAGAAGAAGCGCATCAGGTAGAGAATCCACCGTATTAGCTAAAGATCTAGGTAACGTAGGTGGTACAGGTAGAAAGAATCTACTAGGACTGTAATATGGATAGTAAACATATGGATAAGTCTAACTTCACTAAACGACAGAAGTTAGATATCCTTGAAGGTCAGCTACGTACAGAGAGAACAGAGTTTAGAAACTACTGGAGAGATCTCTCTGACTTCATCCTTCCCAGGAGATCACGATTCTTTATCGATGATGTGAACGAAGGGGATAGACGTAACCTCAATATCATTGACTCATCTGCTACGATGTCCTCGAGGACCTTGGCTTCAGGTATGATGACAGGTGTTACTTCTCCTGCTAGACCTTGGTTTAAGCTTATCACTTCAAATAAAGAGCTTAATGAGCAAGCTGAAGTTAAAGACTATCTTAAGGAAGTAGAAGAAATCATTCGAGGGACCTTCCTAAAATCAAACCTTTATCAAGTACTCCCTCTCCTATACGGTGATATGGGTACGTTCGGTACAGCAGCAATTTATATGGAAGAAGATATGGATACTGGAGTGAACTTTACTTCATTCCTTATCGGATCCTATATGATTGCCAATGATAAGCGAGGTAAGGTCCGAGTATTCCTTAGAGAATTTCAAATGTCTGTTAGACAGATTGTTGAAAAGTTTGGAAGAGTGGACCCTGATGATCCTAGAAATATCGACTGGTCTAATATATCTATGTCGGTTAAGAGTCTATGGATGGCCCATAACTACGAGACTATGGTCGATGTTATGCACGTCATTAAAGAGAATGAGAATCATAGACCAGGATCACCAGAATCAAAGTATAAAAAGTTTTCATCGGTTTATTATGAGAAGGGCCTTTCTTCAACTAACAATCATACTTCTTATCATACTGCTTATTCAGAGAAATTCTTATCCGAGCGTGGATATGATTACTTCCCTGCTCTAGTTGTTAGATGGGAAGTAGCAGGAGAAGATACCTACGGGACTAATGCTCCTGGTATGGTAGCTCTTGGAGATGTAAAGCAGCTCCAGCTAGGAGAGAAGAGAATCGCAGAAGCTCTAGATCAGAAGGTTAAACCTTCGATGATCGGGCCTACAGCTCTTAAATCAGCAAGAGCTTCACTACTTCCTGGTGACATTACATATCTAGACGAGAGAGAAGGACAACGAGGATTCAGAAGACTCTTCGAGATTGACTTCGACATTAGGGAACTAGAAGGAAAGCAAGAGCAGCTTAGAATGAGAATCTCTAAAGCTTTCTATGAAGACCTATTCCTTATGCTCGCTAATACGAATAGACGACAGATTACAGCTACTGAAGTAGAAGAGCGTCACGAAGAGAAGCTTCTAGCACTAGGTCCAGTACTTGAAAGAATCAACCAGGATCTATTGGATCCTCTTATTGAAAATACTTTCCTTATCCTAGAAAGACAGGGAAGATTACCTGAACTACCTGAAGCATTAGAAGGCGTGGACTATGAGATCGAATACGTATCGATTATGGCCCAGGCTCAGAAGCTTGCTGGTATCGGTGGTATCGAGAGACTTATGGGCTTTGTAGCCAATGCAGCTACGCTTGATCCAATGGCAGTCCAGAAGGTAGATATTGAAGAAGCTATTGAAGAATATGGAGGACTCGTAGGAGTATCTCCTAAACTTATAAAGACTAAAGAACAAATGGAAGAACTTAAAGAGGCAGCGGCAGCTCAGCAAGCCCAGGAACAGGAAGCAATGGTAGCTTCTCAAATGGCGCAAGCAGGGAAGACTTTAAGTGAGACTAAGATGGATGAAGACACAGCGTTAAGAGAATTGATGGGTAACTAATGACTACTGATTTAATGAATGAGAAAGATGTAGCTGAGCAGAAGGTTAAAGCAGATTTAATCCGAAAGCAGGAGCTTAATGACATTAGGACAGTATTATCCAATGCTTCAGGTAGGAGATTTATCTGGAGGATGATGGGTAGATGTGGGACCTTTGAATCAATCTTTAACGACAAGTCTTCGACTATGGCTTACCTCTCTGGTCAGCAAGATCTAGGTCACTTCCTTATGGCAGAGATTATAGAAGCTGACGAGAATTTACTCTTGAAGCTAATGAAAGAGAATAAAAAGGAGAGCTAAATGGCCGAAGAAACGATGTCTACTCCAGTAGTAGAAGAAGCAAATGTAGAAACTAATAGCGCACCTGAGACAGATACAGCTCCAAGAGAGTTAGATTCTGTTACCAAAGAATATGAAGATGCGTTATACTCAAAAGATGAAAGCTCTGATTCAGTGGAGGCTAAGCCTGAAGGTGAGAAAGCCGAGTCTAGCGAAGATCCTGGAAAGGACGAAGTAGCAAAGGACGAGGATGCTAAAGCCAAGGAGAAGTCCGAAGGAGAAGAGATTCAATACGATCTTAAATGGGAGGAAGATTCATCCCTTTTAAGTGAGAAGGCCATGGAAAACGTGGTCGCCTTCGCTAAAGAGCATAAGCTTTCTAACGAAGTAGCTAAGTTAATGTGGGAGAGAGAGAACAACTTAGTTCAAACTCTTGCTCAAGGAGAAGATGCTAGAGTCGAGAAGGAACTCGAAGAATGGAGAAACGAGGTTATCAATGATCCTCAACTTGGAGGGGAGAACCTTGGAAGAACTGTCGAAGGGGCCAGGAGAGTCGTACAAAGATTTGGAGATGAAGATCTAACGAATCTACTACGTGACACAGGCTACGGAGATAATCCTGCTATCGTAAAATTCCTATACAAGATTTCTAGTGTAATGTCTGAAGACTCCTTAGTACTTGGCGGCAAAGGTGCTCCTGCGGATAAACCGTTAGAGGACTATTTTTATAAAAACTAAAAACCTTAATAGGAGAATAAAATGGCTACACTATCAAGTAATGCACTAACTCTCAAGGATCATGCGAAGAGAGTTGACCCAGAAGGGAAGATCCCAAAAATTGTAGAACTACTTTCACAAACTAACGAGCTTCTCGATGACATGCTTTTCATCGAAGGTAACCTTCCTACAGGTCACAGATGTTCAGTTAGAACTGGTCTTCCTTCAGTTTACTGGAGACTATTGAACCAAGGTGTTCAACCAAGTAAGTCACTCACAGCTCAAGTTGATGAGCAATGTGGGATGCTTGAAGCCTGGTCTGAAGTTGACAAAGAAGTCGCTGAGCTTAACGGTAATGTTAATGCTTTCAGACTTTCTGAAGCTTCTGCTTTCATCGAAGCTATGAATCAAGAAATGGCTTCAACTTTCTTTTATGGGAACAGCTCAACTGATCCTGAAGAGTTTAATGGTCTTGCTATCAGATACTCTTCACTTTCAGCTGCTAATGGACAGAACATCATTGATGGTGGTGGATCAGGTTCGGATAACTCTTCAATCTACCTTATCGTTTTCGGTGAGCAGACTTGTTGTGGTATCTTCCCTAAAGGATCTAAAGCTGGTCTAGAGCACGAAGATCTAGGTCTTCAAACTGTTCAAACGTCTACAGATGTTGCTGGTTCACGTCTTAGAGCTTACCAGGATCGTTTCCATTGGAAAGTCGGTGTTGCTCTTAAAGACTGGAGATACGTAGTACGTATTGCAAACATCGACATCTCTAACCTTGTGGCTAAGTCTTCTGCTGCCGATCTTATTGATCTTATGATCAAAGCGATCCACAGAATTCCTAACCTTAACATGGGTAAAGCATGTTTCTACGCTAACAGGAGTGTAGTGCAAATGTTGGATATTCAAAGACGTGATGACGTAGCTGCTGCTGGAATGAGATATGAAGAAGTAGACGGTAAGCTAGTACCACACTTCAGAGGAATTCCTGTAAGAAAGTGTGATGCTCTAACTGAAACTGAAGCT